AAGAGTAATTAATATATAATAGTTATATGTTTATATAGTCCAGGCTTTAAGGCTCTGGGCTTTCGTTCTGTCCTTCTTCTGCTGCTCTACTGTATCTGCTAATGTATCTGCTATTACTGTATTGATTACTACATCACGCCGTTATATTAATGCGGTGGTATATTGTTTATAGCTGCATACTCTGCCATACCTATTGATATATACGGTTGTTTATTCATCAGGCCCAGCAGCTTATACTATTGTTATCTATACTATGCAATTCTATTGCTATATTGTTTTAACGGCTGTAATCTCATTGTATGGCCTTGTATTATATCTATTGTCTATATGTATAAACTTATTGATTAATACCTATATTGATATAACTTGATTGTTTATATGTAGTTAGTATGTATATTGATATAGCTATTGTGTAGAGTGTTTACTATTGTGGGGTAAAGTGTAGGGGTTAAGTTTCTAGACCCCTTATTAAACCCCTCCATTATGTACTATTAGTAACTGTCTTTTACTATTAGTACATAACTATTGATGTTATTCATTAGCTTTATATCTTTACTATTGTTATACCTCTTTTACTATTAGTAAATAATATATACAGCTTATCCACTCGATCACCTGCTATTTTGTTTATAGTTCCGTTTCTGTATATATTCGGTATTATATCCACCGCTCAACCGCTCACTATTGCAAGCGCTGCCCTTCATTCGCATCTAGCGCATATATAATAGTACAATCAAGCCTTCACGTGCTAAAAAAAGCGACCTGGTGGGGGGGTGTGGTATATACCGCCGTAGAGTTCCCTCTCGAAAAAATAACCCATTTTCAAAGGCCAAAAAAGGATGTGTAATTAGTGGGATTTGTAGGATAAGGCAAAGTGAAGCATAGTAAAAAACAATTAATGGTAAGATGAAATAGTTTAAATAAGTATAAATTTATTAAAAATCTTATTAAAATCATAAGATAAAATTGAGGTATATTTTTTATAATTGAAATAGATTGACTAAAAATTATGCAAAAGTAATACGTTTGTTATACGTTTTGTATACATTTACTATACGAAACCTATACACTTTCTATACGATTTGTATACGATTTCTATACACTCTTAATATGGTAAGTGTGATATGATTATAATTAGTAGAAATGTAGGAAAAAATAAAGTACCTGTCGAGAGATTAGGTATTTTTTTATGCTTAAAAAACAATCTCAAAAAATCAAAACTTTAAGGGTTTTCAGGGCATTACATTAAAGAAAAGGGCTAGAAATTTTTAAAATGGTAAATGATGTTGAAATATCAACGATTACAAAGGTTTTGCGTTTGGAAAAATTTTTCTTAGAGTATTTGGGGTGATTTAACTTGGATGAAGATAAAATTGCTGTTAGTTATTTAGTAGATTGTAGTTCAGGTCAAATCTTAAATGAGATATATAGAGGTGATTCCTTCTATGTTCGTAGACAAAAGCAAAAGGATTATTCTGCTAAAAATAAAAACGATATAGAAAAAGATAAAGTATACGATTTCGGTCAAGATGCTAAATTCTCGATGCTTAGCTCATTTTCGGCAAAACAACTCGCTGATGAAAAACTAACTGCATCACAATATAGGGTAATGCTTATAATGATTTCTAATACAAATTACAAAAGTGGATTAATTGCTTTTGGAAATAACAGACCTATTACTGCTGAATGGATAAGTAATGAATTAAAAATAGATAAGAAAACAACTGAAAGTAGTATTAAGGTTCTAGTTGATAAGGGAATCATATATCAAGGAATGACTAATCATAAAACGCAATATTTTTTCAATCCGTATATTCAATATAGAGGTAAATGGATAAATAAGACACTTTATGAAATGTTTAAAAATACAAAGTGGGCTAAAAATAAGGAAACATCTACATAAGAACAGATTGCAACTGTCCGACCGACACTTACCGTAATCAAGTGTTGGTCTTTCTTATGTAGTTTTTTATAAACGAATGTGGAGAGGTGTCCGAGTTAGGTTTATGGTGCTTCTTTGCTAAAGAAGTGACCCTTTGATGGGTTCGGGAGTTCAAATCTCCCCCTCTCTTCCATACTAAACAAATCAGGCGGCTGAAAGTTTATGAGTTAGGGAACATTGATTATTTGGAAATAGGTTAGGTATAGTGGGTTCGAAACAATATTCAACTTATGAAAGGGCATCGTGGCGACCTAGTGACAAGAGCCACCATCGAACTGGATATATCCTAGACACAACTAGAAAACCCTATTTATAATAATCATACTCTGGATAGCCTATAAGTGAACGAGGAAAAATGCAATGGTTCTGCCTGTATAATTATTTATATTCACCAATACATAATATTGGAGCTGATTCTATGGGAAGGTTAGTTCACCGTCACAAAGAGTTTATCGTAATTGAAGATGACTATAATTATGGCAAACATATTGTAATTAATACTAAAGGTCAATATGCTTGTCATGCTCATGTACATAGCTTGAAAACTTGTAAGAAGTTATTAATTTTAATGGATAAAAAGACCGTTCCATTTAGTTCGTATCTTAGAGGTAGTGCTTTGAGGTTATCTCTTGACTATAAGTATCAAGACAAGATTTTATGGAAAATTGAAAAAGACAAACAGAAATTAAAGTTTGTAAAAATCCAAAAGCAGGTGAGTAAATGAGCAGGAGTATTATAAGAAAACACATTGAAACTGGTTATTATGGTTGTTTGAAATGCAATTTCTACATACAAGAAACTTATCGTTGTAAATTAGATAAGTGTGTTCATGGCGATAAAAACAGTTTTAGTACTTATAAAAATAAAAAAGAGATACCAAAATGTGAAGGTTGTAAATGGAGCTCTTATTCTGGGCTTGGTTATGTTTGTATGCTGCCTCGATGTTTGCCAGATTTGGGTAATACTAAAAAATAAAATGGAGTGAATGAAATGGCCAAAAATAACAAATATAGTAAGATGCCTAAGAATTATTATAATTATTTTGATATTTGCAAATGGGAAAATATTCCTACTGGTACGGCAAAAGGTATTCTTGATAAGGGCTTAGATGGAATAGCTGGAAATGAAGTGCTAAAGCCTATCGCCCACCAATTCAAATGTTTTCCTAAATACGAAAATGGCAATTTAAGAAATCAGTACGGTATATTGCAAACTAACTACAACTATTACAAAGAAAATGGCGAGCCTAGAAAACAAACTTCTGGCAGACCGCCTAAATGGAAAGATAATCCTAACCTTACTAATATAAATATTCCATTTCCTAAAGACTTGTATGAGGAATTTAAGGATATTGTTGATAATGCGAATAAATTGAGTGTTTCTAAGGTTAATTACAGAGATATGATTTATGTTTCGGTTCGTGAGTTTTGTGATCGTAGACCGCAATTTAAAAGTGAAAAAGAAGATTAAAATATATGTGGTGGCGGAATAAGACGCTATCGTGGTTTAACTAGGAGCAGAGAGAGTAAACTCGGATGATGTATAAACTTGCTAGACAAGAATGCTCGGCTTGTCGTGTAGAGTGGAATTCTCTACCCACATATAAAATTAAAAGAAGGTGATTATAGATGGCTACAAGCGATAAAGACAATAAAAAAAAGAATGCTATTGAGGCTGAACTTGTAGATAAAAAACCACTTCTACCCTTCAACCCTCTCTTACAAGATACGAGCATCATTGATGTAGATGATGAAAATGATATGAAAGTTGGATTAATTGAGAAATCTCAAAGTCTAGCTGTGTTAAATAAGCAAGTTTTAGAGGCTAAGCAAAGGGAAACTGAATTAATTGTTGATAATAGGAAACTTGATGCTGCTAAAAAACTTATAGAAGGAATTAATGCTGTTGCTGATAAGGCTTTAAGCGAGGAAACCATAGCTAAGATAATGAAAAAAGATAGCTTGAATCCTATGGATTTAAAATTTATGGCTGAATCGATGGAAAAAATGGCTAGTACATTGAAAAGTTTGATGAAACCTTCTGTTGCTGATGAATTTGGTAATAGAAAAAGAACTAAAATCGTGGCTCAATTTCAATCTCCATCTGGTGAAAGAGCTTCTATTGGTGTTTCTATTGATAACGATGATGATTAGTAATTGTAGAGATTGTAGTTAGTGAGTAGAAGGTTCTTGCCACCTAGAGGTATAGAGAGACTACATCTTGAAGGTAGAGTGAATAAAGCGGTAGGAAGTAAGCTATTTAGCTGAAAAATAATAAACATCCCTATTGTAATGTTTTACTAATGACGAACACGAAAGCTAACTACAATAGTAAATTATTAGGAGGTCAACTTATGAAAATTACATACGTTACTTGTGATGGCGAAACCGAAACTGTTGAAGATATAACAAATGCTGAATTTTATGAGGGTAAACATTGGAAAACTGGTGCCTTAATGCCTATGTTACTTTGCAAACGCCCAAATGGAGACGAGTTTGATGTTGATTTTATTAGTGTTTGTGAAATTCAAGAAGATTAGGAATGACTTATGTTTGATCCTTACAAAGACAAAGAAACTATGTTAAATATGATTAATTTTATAGATGAAAAGCTATCTTGGGTTAATAACCATATTGAACGAGGTGGAATGATAGGGCAAAAAAGAGTATTAGAGATTAAGTTAGAACAGTTAGAGGATAAATTGTCTAAGGAGTGATTTAGTTGATTGATTTCTATAAATTTACTGATAAGGAACTTAAAATTTTACTTAAAAGTATGGTAATTCTTGTAGATAGTAGAGAAAATGTGAATCAACATATAACGACTTGGCTTGATTCTAAAAATATTCCATACAAAATTATGAAATTAAACTATGGTGATTATAGTTTTATGATTCCAGCTAATCCAGAAATGGGTATTGTTAGAGATTTATATTTTACTGATAAAATTGCTGTTGAAAGAAAAGCTCATCTTGAAGAAATTTCAAGTTGTTTTACGATCACTAGGACGGCTTTTGAGAATGAATTTATCAGAGGTAATGGAAAGGTTAAGCTACTTATAGAAAGAGCCTCTTACGAGGATATAATAGCTCACAACTATAAGACTGAATATAATCCAGCATCATTTTTAGCAAGTCTACACTCTTTTAGTGAAAGATATAATATCCCTGTTACTTTTATGAAGGATAATAAGTTTTCAGGGCAATTTATTTATTTTACTTTTTACTACCATGCACGTAATTTTTTATTGAATAGGTAGGAACTTTGGCACATATATGGATGTGTCTTTTTTAATATAGAAAATTTGCCTTGATAGGGTAGCTCCCGAAAAGTACTTCCCTTAGTACCTTCAAGGCTTGAATTTTGTAAGGGGTCAAATATGGAAGGGGATGTTTAATAATCGAAAATTTAGATTTTGATTTAATTATGGAATTGTTGAGAGCTGATGGTAGTATCACAGTAAATAAAAGTCTTATACAATCTATAGGATTAAATGAAGCCGTACTCTATTGTGAGTTGTTATCCAGATATACTTATTTTAAAACTAGAGAATGGTTAGATGATGAAGGTTGCTTTTATAATACTCAATATGATTTACAATCTGGAACTGGATTAGGAGAAAAAGCTCAAAGAACTGCAATAAGTAATCTAAAAAGTTTTGGATTGCTTGAAGTTAAAAGAAAAGGAATGCCTGCAAAGAGATATTTTAAAATAATAACTGATGGAAAAACAATCTCTTGTTTGATTAAAACTGGTAAAAAAAAGCTTGAAAGCCTTGCAGATAGTACAGATACTTCTATAGGCGGTAACTTGAAACGGCTAAGGAAGGAACTTGATACCCCCAAAGGAAGTGCAAATAATACTAATCTTAATAATACTAATAAAATAATACAAAAACTTAATGTTGTAGTTGCTAGTCGCAACGACGATGTATTCTTTTTAAATATTTTTAATTATTATCTATCTAGCTATAAAACTTTTGTTGGCAAAGAACATTCTTTATTGGCTAATAAGTATATTATAAAGATTGTAGAAGCAATAGATGATTTTGGTGATGAATATGATTTAATTGAGCAAAGTGATTGGAGACAGATAATAGATATGTATTTTTCGAGTAATTTGGATTGCGATAGAAATATGATACATTTCGCTCAAAAAGATATTTTATTTAATCGAGCAGATAATTGTAGATTGGTATAGGTGATAATATGATTCGTTGCAAATTCCACATTGGATTTAATAGATTGGATATTAGGCTGGTTGAACTCAATTCGTATCAGGAGTTCTTTGAATTTTACATTGCTAATTGTAACAATGGTTTGATTTGTGAGGTTGAGTTGGTAGAAAACTAAAATGGAGGGATTTTAGATGAAAGAGGTTTTTAAGAATTTATTTGTAGCTAATCAAGTTGATTATGAAAATGGTGTTTTTCCTGAAAGTGAATATTCTATTGTATTAGCGGCTAAGGAACCGTGGCATCGAATGGCTCTTGGTTATTCTGGTAGAGCTGCTAGTAAGGATGACCCTGAATACTTAATTGCTAGAAGAGATAATACTCTTATTTTAAATCTGGTTGATGCTCCGAAACCTGAATTTTTTAATAAAGATATTATCGATACGGCTCTTTACTTTATCGAGGATGAATTACTTGATGGTAAAAAGGTTGTTATTGTGTGCAACAAAGGTGAGAGCAGGTCCGCTACTATAGCAATGTTATATTTAATCAAGAATGGCACTTTTGATTTGGATAATTTTGTTGATATCGAGGCTAAGTTTATGAGCGTTTACCCTTCATATAATCCAGGTGATGGTATGAGAGGTTTTGCTGTGGCTAATTGGGAAAAATATAGTCTGCCTTTTTAAGGAGTGAATAATTTGAAATATGAAAAAGAAATATTAGGAGGATTAATTAAAAATGAAAAAATTAAACACAATACAAAAAAGAGAAAATTTAAACGAAGTTAATTTACTAGGTGAGATTGGTAATGGTGGTGCATACCACGATTATATAATATATCATCAATGTGATACTGACAGAGATGAAACTAAAACAGAAATAAGATTTCAAAAAGGACCTCGCGCAGATGAAAATTCAAGAGGTGGAGTACTTGATACAGATTTGCTAGAAATAGTAAGACATAGATTACAATGTTTCCAAAATGGAGATTATGCAACTAGAGAAAACTCAATAGCTTTAACTCACATAGAAGAAGCTTTGTTATGGATGAATAAAAGGGTTGAAGATAGGATTGAAAGGAATGTTTTAGGTACAATGAATAAATAAGGTTGTCAGACCTACTAAACTGAACGGGATTTGGCTAGTGTCCTTGAATACATTAATTTGTACTAGCTATAATATATTGGTATAGCATAATGGCAATGCTATGGTTTCTAAAACCATTTACCTATGTTCGATTCCTAGTACTTTTGCTATTTTAATAACGTGTGAGTTGATTACTAGTTTAATCCTCGAAGGTTTGTGGTTATCCTTTTAAAACAAAACCAGTTCTTATGCTTCCACTCTCTTTATGAGTGGTTTTTTAATATCTGAAAGTTGGTGGTTTTATGGGTCGTAAAGGTGGTTCTATTGGTCGTGTTGACCGTTTAAATGAAAAATATATCGAACACTCTACTAGCTCTGGTAGAATTAGCGAATGCAAAGAGTGTGGTGCTTTGTTTGAGCAAATATGGCGACCTTCTAAAGGCATTGATGCCGAAGGTGAGTACACTCACTTTGATACTTGCGGTAGCTGTAGAAATGTTAATATGCTTGGATATAAGAAAGTTGTTGTTCCTTATACCCCGCATCCAGCACAACAAAAAATACATGAAAGCGATGCTAGATTTCGCGTTCTACAGTGCGGAAATCGTTTTGGGAAAGACTTAGGTGCTATTGGCGATGGGGTTATGAAGTTTATTGGCATGAACAACGAAGAACGCTCTATTGATGTTAATCCTCCCGTACTTTGGTGGATTGTCGCTCCTAATATGAGATTGGCTAGACAAAACTGGCGTGACTTGAAAAAGCTTTTGCCTAAAGAAATTGTTTATGATATTTCTATTTCCAATTTAACTATTGAAACTACTAATGGTGGAATTATAGAAGTCCACTCTGCTGATGATCCCGAAACTCTAGTTGGTGTTGGTCTTGATATTGTTACTATTACAGAGGCTGCTAGAATAAGGGATTTAGATACTGTATGGGCGAATCTTAGACAAAGACTTGACTCTCCTGGTCGTGGTCCAAATGGAACTGGTGGTATTGCTATTATTAACTCTACTCCAAAAGGTAGAACTTATTTTTATAAGCTTTGCCAAATGGGTGTTAAAGGTAGTTCTGGTTATTCTCCATCTTATGAAACTTTTCATTTTACTACTTGGGATAATCCTTACATGGCTGCTAAAAGATATTTAGTTGTCGGTCAAGATATGATGGGTAAACCTATTACTTTTGAAGATGAAATTAGAATGGGAATGACTTCTGATAGGTATAAGCAAGATTATTTAGCTGAATTTATTATGGAGATTAACTCTGTATTCCCTCATTATGACAAAGTGCTTATACGGCCTCTTACTCGTAAAGAAGATGAAATTAATAAGTTTTGGGAAAAATGGGAAGAAGTTGACCCTTATGAAATATATACTATTGGCTATGACCCTGCTAGTAAGGGAGATGGTAAGCCTTGTATTATAAGAAATAGTAAAGGCAAAGTAATGAAAGTAGATCTTATGGGTAGGCTTGGTTGGGATGCTCAATGGGATAAACTTTCCATGTATTCAAGATTATATAATGGTGCAACTGTAAATTTCGGTCAAACTGGACTTGGTGAAACTATTGGTTCTCAACTTACTAAAAGAGGTATTCCTAATAATCCAATTAATGAGCAAGGCAACAATAAGGCTAAATTGGTTGAGGACTTCTCTTTGATAGTTGAACAACAATGGTGTCAAATTCCTTGGTCTAAAGAGGTCGAAACTCAATTGCAAGATTATGTTTCTGTTGCTCGTGATGGTCGTTCTACTCAATATCACAACTCTACTGATAGCGGCCATGATGATATAGTTAGTGGATTGTACTTTTGTTTTAGTGATTTTCAGTCTCCTGCCCTTATACTTCCTTGGGTTGGAAAAATTGGGGGAATTGCTAGAGCTAATTAAAATTTAGATATATTAAGCTTATGCTTTTTATATACCATAAAAACACGCTATGAATAACGGGGATATTACATAGGGTTTGCCAACCTCCTGGCGTCCTTCCTTTGTGTGGCGTGTTTTTACATACTTAAATATTGGGGGTTTTGTAGATGATATTGAAATTGGATAAAAATATTACAACTTTAAAAGGGGAACCTACTAAGGAAAAATTAAACGATGTATTGGCTGATATGCTTGCTATGTCAGTTAGTAGTAGCCCTGCTAAAATGATTACTTGGGCTGTGAATCTTACAAATGATGGTGAAATTGAAATAGATAAGAAAGATGCTTTAATGCTTATTGATTTAATTGAAAATGACAAGAACTTTATCAATCTGGCTAAGGCTCAACTTATAGATGAGATTGAAAAATTAGAATTTTGAAGGTAGGTGATGTATGTGGGATTTTTAAAAGATATGTTTGCAAAGACTAGAGCAGAACCAAACAACATTCCTACTGGTAGACAAACTAAGGTAAACGGTGGGTATTCTTCTACCCTCTCCCCTCACAGGTCAAGGACTAATGATGTTTTGAAAACTCTTAGGAGTATTCCAGAAGAATCGGCGGCTATTGAATATCTTAAAAGAACCAATCCAGATGTTTCTATGGCTGTATGGAATTTTGTTAGACTTGCCAATCAAGGCAATGAAACTCATTTTTATGATTTGGATGGTAAGACTAGAAGGACTGACTTAGAAGGTGAATGGAGAGATTTTGCTTCTAGAATTAATGAGATTTCCAATAGTGGACTTGATGGGCTTATAGACCAACTCCATTATAGCTCTTTTTTACTTGGTGCTATGGGTGTTGAGGTCGAAGTTACTGATGATAGGAATGATATTTATGATGTCTACCCTGTTAAGCCTCAATCTATTGAGTGGGAATTAAAAGATGTTGATAGTAGAAAGAAATGGGTTCCTTATCAATATGGTGAAAATGGTAGTAAAAAGGTTTATTTGGATAAGAAACATGCTAATTTCTTTTGGGTTCCTGCTGATCCAGAGATTAGTGATCCTAGAGGGACTTTAACGATGTCTCCTGCTTTACAAGCTATTGATTTTCAAATGCAGATTCTTCAAGATTTACAAGCTGTACTTCATCATCAAGGCTACCCTAAAAATGATATCAGTATCGCACTTGAAAGAATGATGGGTACTTGCCCGCCTCATATTAAGAATGACCCTAAAAAACTTAATGAGTGGCTTGATAATCAATATAATGAGATTGTTCATATGATGGAAAATATTGACCCTGATAGTGATTATATTCACTTTGATGATATTACTATTGGTATGAATGTTGGTGCTAATGCTGGAAGAAGTTTAGATGTAAGAGCAATAAACGAACTTGTTGATGTTCAAGTTTTAAATGGACTTAAACAATTAGGTACTTTTGCTAATAGATCTGCTGGGAAAACTGAA